AACAACTCGTTGTGAAGGATTCTATCCGGAACGCGCTACAATTATAGAAGAAAAGTATCAAGCCAGTGGCCGTACAAACGGGCTATACACTGGTTTAATGACAGAAGATGGCGAGGTTTCTAGCAACACTTCCAGTTAATTTAGGTTTTCCTGATTTAGGAACTGTTGAAGCTTACCCCACTGGAGGCACAGGTCCCACTGCTTTTGGTCCAACAACCAATTTCGGTAGTGATCCTTTGCCTCCACGGCTAGGAGATTCAATTAATAACCCAGTTAATCTTGGAACCTTAACGCCTATTTATAAAGCTATCACCATCTCAAATAGTCATGGTGGTTTAAGTAGACAGCAAAGCAGCTTCTACTCCTTTAAGTTGTTGTCTCCTCGTTCCATTAAAGTTGCACAAAACTTTAGTCAGTTTGCAACGACGCAGAATACCAATCGGAACACATTAATCTCTTTCTATAAGGTTGAGAACGGAACACATCGCCGTGAACTTCCTATTAACAACTCAGGTTATGTAGTTGATGAAGCATCAGTAGAAGATGGTGATCGGGATAATCCATTTAAAACGAGTGACTTTATCTCGGGTCAGTTACCAGCTGGACACTATATTTTCTTAATTACAAACGATATCCGCTATCTAGAAACTACATATTCAGTATCACTAGAAAGCTTTCTTAATGATTGGCGCTTTGTTGATGAAGCAGTAGAAGAAAGCCTTGACTTTGGCTTGATTACAGAGCCAGTGGAATCAACATTTGATTTTGGTAGCGTAGAGAGTTGATCAAATAAAAAAACCTGCTAACCTAAATAAAGGTCAGCAGGTCTTTCTTCATGAAAACAATTTCATTTAAAGACTTCGAGCAGCACTTCGAGGACTTCATTGATGATGTTATTGAGAATGGCAGACACTACCGCATTGAACTTGAAGATGGCAGTGCTGTAGCTCTTATACCTTACAAAGAATATGAGGTATTAAAGAATGCTTATGAAGATTGGCTAGAAGAAACTAATTCTGTAGAGAACTAGGATAAGAACTCTTTTTAGTAAAATCTACTGCGTCATTATAAGCTTGAGCACTCTTCAGATCTTTAATCTCAGTACGCAGTCTTTTATTTTCTTTATCGGCGCCAGGGGGTTTAAAGAAGTTTGCACTAGGGATTAATTGAGTTGCATCAATAGGTGTAACCACGTTACCCTGAACTGTTGCACCAGTATCACTACGGACCAATGGATCAAACAGAGGAGCTTCCCCATAGCGTGCCATAATACGATTTGTTACATCTTGATTGGCAGCACGCGCAGCAAAAGCACGCTCTTGATATTGGTTAGCAAGTTGCCCAAACTTTTGCAGGGCTTCTGGAGATAACCAATCTTGTACTAAAAGAGAAGGTTTAGATTTAATTTCAGTTGTTTGGCTGGAGCCACCACCACTGCTCATTGCAGTTACTTCAACTTAACTTCTATACTTACTCTATCGGAAACAAATCTATACAGATGGGGGACCACCTGGAAACCACCGATGACCAAGGCAATAACCAAGATCAATTCAGCATAAGTGATGGAACGTCGCATCGTTACAGTCCGTTTACTGAGGAGTTTAGCGAACTTCTCAGTCTGATGTCTACCAAGACGATGCTATCATTAATGTCAACCCAACAAAAGAATTTGGCCGACGCTCTCTGGATTGCTGAAAATTTTGGAGGCAAGCCGTTGCCGGGTCAGCTAAAGGAGGTTTACCCCAAGAGGGAGTACTACGAACTGGTTTTGATGATGGAGCATCAACGCCAGTGGGAAGAGAAACAGCGGTATTGCCAAGCTGCAAAAAATTGTTAGGCTGCTAACAAGATAACTCCAATGAATGAGCTACCGTTTTGTAGACCTTGAAATCGAAGAGGTCACGGTCGAGAATTATAAAGATATTCTTAAACCTTCCTTAGCGCAACAAGTTTCTGTCTTTGTGCCGCCAGAGGGAAGCTTTGAGACGCCTGACCTGCAGCGTTACCTCTCTCTTGTTAAAAGTTATGAGGTAACGAGCAGTGATCTGGTGCACGGGCTTTCACTGGCAGACCAAATCCGGATTACGTTTAGCGATATGCAGGCGGCAACAATCTGTGAAAAGTTTCCGGATATTGACCTGGCTACAAAACGACGTTACCGTTGCGTAGCTGAATATTTAATCCGCCAGGGCGAGCTGACCAAACTAAAAGATGAGAATGGTAAGCTTATAAAAAAATTAGGCAACATGGGAAAGATGGTTGTCATCTACAAACCATTGCCTAAGATTTGTAAAACTCTTCAGCAAACCGGTCTCGGTCAATTTATTAGAAATGAGCAACAGGCGGCAAAAGTTAATCAACGGCCTTCTTTCTACAACCAAGACTGGTGGGGAGAAGAAGATGGCACAGTTAGTGATTGAGCGCATCTGCGCTGATATGTGCGACTTCTATGAGAAGTTTTATTACAACGAAGGACCTGGAGCTATTGTTTATGTTCCTGGATCTGATGACCTAGAGAAGAGCATGTTCTACCTTCCAGTTGCTGCTCTTATCCAAGCGCAATCTGATTTTAACTCCAGGGAGATGGAAGGCCCTGCTTCTGTCATGCAGAAAGCTATTGCACGAGCAGAATCTGTTGACCCCACTAAGCAAGGTCTGTTCATCATTCAAGATGAAAAGCAGATGTCTCTAATCTGCTATGAACGCGATCAACCACTGCCCTTTGATGATGTAGCTGTTGATGACTAGAGTTAAAGGTGCTCACAGACATTATGAAGAAGCCTGTCGTATCTACCGACTGGAAGATGATTGGTGTACACCACCTGTTTATCTTCCTCATATTTATCATGTTCTAGAGCACATTGATTTAGATCCTGCCAGTACAGAAAAAGCAAACGCTGAATTCATTCAGGCTGACAGGATCTTTACAAAAGAAGATGATGCTTTAAATCAAGAAGATCCGTGGAAAGGAAATATCTATTGCTTCCCTCCAACCTATGGACGTTGCTCTTTTAGTAAGGCAAGACAAACCTGGAGATGGTCATTACGCGGTGGTGGTATTGGTTCACTTAGTCCAGCTAAAGCCTGGTTTAATCGAATTGAAAAAGACTGGAAGTTAGGTTACATTAACTCCGCATTATTCTATACAACAACAGTTGAGATCATGAGAACAACTCCCAGCATGTGGAGTTATCCAATCTGTATTCCTAAAAAACGACCATCCTTAGTACATGGCCGTAAGTTTTTCTTATATGAAAACTTTCCTAAGTGGGGTTTCTTTGTTTATTTCCCGCCACGGGATGTAGGTTTCCACCATCTAGATAAGTTCAAAGAAGCTTTTACACCACTAGGAAATGTGGTGCTTTGAACTAAGACGGTGTAACCCTAAAGGAATTACGGTAACCAATGCGCCCATCAGTATTGCTGATGTTGGCAGAACCGCGTGGCTCATAAGGGAGCGCACCCACAGGATAGGTTCCACCTTGGCCAGCAAACACAAAACGATCATCTTCCTGGCGCTCAAGTGTTGTAGGAAATCTACCAGCCTGCTTACGAGCTTGCATGTAACTACGCAGAAAAGAAAGTCCAGAGCTGTTATCTGAGACTTCTTTTGCCTGTTGATAACGATTATCAACAGTGTAGGATTGACTCTTTGCTACTGCCATCTTAATATTCTGACAGCCCTTAATGTTTGCAGTGAACGATCAAGTAAACCACCCTTCTCACTATACGCAAGGTGGCATTGAGTGCATTGAGGCTTTAGAAGCTGCAATGAGTGAGGATGCTTTTAAAGGTTATTGCAAAGGGAATATCTTGAAATATTTATGGCGATATGAATCGAAAGGTAATCCCATTCAAGATCTACTTAAAGCACAATGGTATTTAGAACGGTTAATTCAAAAACATGAAGCATCTTCCTGAGCCTTTACTCTCTCAGCTTCTTGAATTTCCAACTCTTTCTCAGGAGGAATCAGACTACTTGCGTACCTTAGAGTTTCTAGATCTTTTAGATCAGATTCAAGGAATGCAGACCGCGATCCCGTACACACAGGACGCTCCCTCCACAAAGTAAAAAATTTATCAATAATTTTGCCTCCAGGGTCAGCTTTAAGGAGTTCCTTCTCAAGGTACTCAATAGCTTTTACTTGCTGGGGTGAACCATTAAATGTAGCCGCAAGATTAAGAAGACAACTCGGGAGCTTACATTTATGTTCTATTAACAGAGGAACATCTTTGTCTGGTTGTAAAAATACATCTAACTCAGCTCTTCTTCTATCAACTAAACCAGGATCAGAAAGATAATTCTTTTTGATAAACGGAGACCACTCTCTAATGATCTCTGACTTCTTTGCATTCTTATTGATAAGTTCTAGAAGTCTGCTCTGTTTAAATTGGAAAATACCAATACTCTGCGCGTAACTTAAAACTGCAGCCTTCTTCTTATCATTTAAAGGCATATAAACAACATCATCTACATGCCTACTAAAGATTTGTAGATCTTCTTTTAATTGCTCATCAAGTATCTCTCTGCTTGTTACGGTAAAACCGTTGACACCTTTCCCTTTCAAACGGGGGCTGCCGTATCCAATCAACCAAAACTGCTCGTGTTTGTTGGGTCGATAGGATGTGTATTCTTCAAACCCGGTATGAATCAGGCACGGAGTGTAGCGCCGTACCAGTTCATACCCCAGGTCCGTGAAGAATGACAAAGACTAAAAAGCCCTGGCCAGGGGCTTAGGGGACAACAACCGACCCATTGTAACTAATTTCGCTATAGGCGTCATCAGTCTTAAGGATCACTAAATAGTTTTTGGCAGCATTGGTTACCGTTACAGCCACAGCACCTTTTCCACGGCCAGCTTTAGCTACGTCAAAAAACTTCTGGTAACCAGTGGGAGCATTGCCTGCGGTGTAATCGTCATCCTGGAAGATCTCAATGGTGTTGATCCCAACACTGCGATCCAAGGTTACGATCAGATCTCCAGTAGAAGCAGGGTTGACTAGGAAAGCCCGTTGGCTTAAATCACCAGTCGAGCCAGGCAGAGCATCACCTTTATAGGTCAGCTCAGCACCACTGGCGGTAAAAGTATCTTGGGTTCCAGAAAAAGTGCGGGTAGCCATTATCAGCTGATTTGATTTTGGGTTTGAAACTGGAAGGTGATGTCGGCATCAATACCGTGTTCCTTGAGGATGCTTAAAAACATTTGTCGATCCATCATTTTCATGTGGAGCATGTCAACAAATGCTTCTTCTAGCTCATCACGGTCTAGATCCTTGATTGCCAGAGCTGCTGCATGGATAGCAAATTCACTATCGATGGGCAGGTCCAGGGCATTGGCATCCATTAAAAACTTACCAATCCGTCTCTACATCCTAACAGGCCTGCAATTTTTTGCTACTACACCGTTGTAGTTTTGTTTCCAGGGGGTATGTAGCGCTGGTCCACTGTGAAATGTGGCTGGTCTTCTACGTTATCAAAAATGCCTGGAGCGATTTGAGGCAAACGCTCGCTGACGTATTGATTTAAAAAGGAGTTTGGATTGGAATTGCCCATGGAGAAGCCCGTTACTTAAAAAAGAAATTCCTAAATAAACACCGACAAAAACTAAGAGGAGTGTTGACATGAGCAATCCAGGTTGGATTTAAGGAGCCACTGGAACTTTTTATGTGCCCGCCCCCTTTCTACTGCTAAGTCTAAAGTCAGTTGATCCCCCATTGCTTCCGCTTCTTCTGCAAGAAGATTAAAAGAATCAGCCAGTAAATTGTTATTTATAGCAAGAGCACGAATCATTCCATCTTGATCAGCATAATCGGTAGGAACTGCTTCCATAGAAGAACGGTTGAGATCTTCTACGGTCATAGGAGTGCTGATATCAAGAGAACGAATATGTTCTGCAATTACATCTAAAGCTTCTTGCAGTTCTTCGTAACTGTCTTGTGTAAGTTTATGAATAGCATAAAACTTACTGCCCATTACATTCCAGTGGACAATATAAGTTTGGTTAAGCAGATACGATGTATC